CTCGAGCCTCGAACTCTTTTCCTGTTGTCGTGTAACCAAAAACGCTTAAAAAACTCTGTACTTACAAGGAGGCTGTGGCAAATCTGCATAATTCCTACATATTTATTGTAAACCCTAAAATATGCCGTTTCAATACCCTCTTTTTTTACATTTCCGCAAGTTTCTTTATCTGTCGCTGTATCTCTTTTCTCTCGTCCATAAAGTCAGAATCAATAACCATAGAAGAAAGCATATCATACACTTCCACCATCAATCTACCGACCGATTCCATAAGCTTATCACGGTGTCCTTGATCTCCGTTTTCTTTGTATGCCATTTTAGCACTTAAGTAGTTGTCATACAATGCATCTATATTTTTATCATACTTGCCATTGCTGTGCTTCTTAATAAGATTCTCTCCTGCATCCATGACGGTTTCCGCTATGTCTCCATGCTCCATCTTTTCCAGATTGCATAATGTTGTTGTAATCTTATACATTGCATCAAGATTAGATGTTGTGAGCTGTTTTAATGCTGAGTTTTTTTCTCTTTCTAGCTGTTCTTCCAGAACATGTTTGATTTCACTCATAATTTGACCCCCTTAAGCTTCTTTTTGTATTTCTCATGAATGCAGTCCTGTGTCTCTGTAATATACACCATGTCGTATCCTACAGAGATTAGATCAGTAACCATCTTTTCAACTGTTTCTAGCTCTTTAGATACGTCTTTTACCAGACATTCTACAAATAGTGCATCCGATACGTTTCCGTTCGTTCTAAGTTGCTGTGCGTACTTCTCATAGGCTTCTTTTGTCTCTTTCTCCCAGTTGTGATACTCTATAAAGCCATCCTCTACGGCTTTCTGCTTTGTGGATTTTCCGATACTTAGTCTACTGGCTGTATACCAAGAGTCGGGAATCACTTTTATAGTACCGCTAAAAGAATCTTTTAAAAGCTTGCCGTGATGATCTACAAAATACCTGCATACTTCACGTCTCTCCAAGCTTTCTGTAAGAAACTGGTATTCATGTAATCTTTTGTAGCCTTTCAAACCTAAGAAGTTGAAATAGTCTGCCATTTGACCGTGTATCATCATAGCCGCTACATATCTTTTGTTGATCTCGTCAAAGATATCTTCTGTTTTTGTTACTTCAAGATTGTTTGTAAATTCAATCATGATCGCACCTCCTTAAGAGATACGCTTTATAATAATATTCGCATCTTTTACTATTGCCGCTGTTGTTCCTACATTTCCGATGCTTACGATTAAGCTACCGCCAGATGGTACAGTTACAACCGTTGTTGCTCCCACGTTCTGAAATGTGTTCGCTGTAACTACTGTATAGTCCATTTCTGTTCCACCAATAGCTTCTCCGTTAAGCTCTACAGCAAGTGCCGTTGCTCCTGTTGCATTAGCGGATACATTTCCGTTAAATTCTACCTCTACAGTCATAGGGCAGTTCGATCTATTCGTTAACGTAAACAGACCAGACCCCTCTACATGATTCAGCCACCCATAATTACAAGTACAACGTCTGCTACTATATCGTGTATTCGCAAATAGTACATTTGCACCACTGTTTACATCCTGCTGTGCTACATTTACCGCATTTAACATAATTTTCCCTCCTAAACAAAAATAGGATGCCGAACCCGACACCCTATCGTCAATATATTGCTAGTCTACTTAGTAGATATGGATTCTCCAACAAGCTTTGAATTATTTACACATTTACACTTCCGCAGTTACAACCACCGTATGCATACCCATTATAGGATACATAAGGACTTGCTGTAATGTATGCAGGTGTTGGGAATGGTCTAACAGCATCCACAATGTTCTTAGTCTGTGATACCTGCGAAATCTGGAAGTTAGATAACTGTAAGTCTCTATCTCTGTCCGCAAGTTTATCTCTAAGATTCTGGATTGTGTTGTCCTGCATCAACTGGCGTGTAGCCTGTCCGTCTGCGAGGATTGTTTCCTTAATATCACAGCAACACTGTGCCAGCTGTGCCTGCATATTCTGTGCCATTAAAGCCGCATCATAGCGGTTCTGTAGCACTTCTTTCTGTGTTTCACAGCAACAAGCCTGCTGTTGTGCCTGCATCTGCTGTAATCCTAACTGTGTTGTGTATCTGCTTTCTAATACGTCTCTCTGTGTCTGACAAGCTGTATTAGATACGTTCTGGTTTGTATTGAAAATATCTCTCTTTACAAACTCATCGGATAAGAAAGCATTTTCGCATGCGGTCGTTGCGGTATCGTTATTTCTTCCCCATCCGTTACCACAGAAAAGGAAAGCAATTAAGATAATCCAAATCCACCAACCACCGTTGCCGAAGCCGTTATCATATCCGTCATTTCTTGTCACTGCGGCTACATCTGCCGCAGTGAGTCCCATTGCTTCATTCATTGTTGTTGTCCTCCATAAATTTATTTACCAAGCTGTGCACCGCTTAATATCTATTTGTTCACTTTGTCCACAATATCCTGTGGATTCATGCCCTGCTGTTGGCATAGGCTATTAAACACTTCTTGTGGGTTCTTTCCCTTGCACATTTCCATTGCCTGCTTGATCGCAGGGTTTGTCTGTGCCATGCTCTCAACCATAGACTGCGGATTGTTAGACCCTCTTACCATGCCCATTACCTGCTGTACCATTTGCATAGGGTTGTTGTTTCCTATCATACCGCCTATCATGTTCATTAAAGGATTACTCATTGCTTAACTCTCCTTTCTCTGGTTGCTCTCCTAGCTTTGCTAGAAGTTCTTCAAACTCTGTTCTTGTAACATATCTATTATCATAGTTTACATTTTGTTTTTGGGCGTTCTGCGTGGCTTCTGGCGGTATCTCCTCGAATCTAAATACCTTAAAAGTTGCACTGCCCATTCCATCTACACTCTTTACATAAAAGAAAGGTGCGTTGTTATCCATCATCCATGCTGTAGCCCCTGGCTGTACGATCTGGTTCTTTGCTCCCTCTATGCCTGCAACTTGTATCCAATTAACATTCTGTGTTGGAACTTGTGTCTCTGGCATTGGTTTATTGTACTGCTGTTGCATTTGCTGTAACTGATTTAGCCTATCCTGCAACTGCATTGTATCCTGCTGATACATTGGTGCATAAGGATTATAGTTATATCCGTTCACTCTTCCACCTCCCTTTTATGTGTAAATTATCGCATTAAAAAAGAGACTCTAACAGGTCGTTAAAGTCTCACAAAAGTATCAGTATTAAATTAAAAAATTAGCACCATGATAGGGGTCATGGTGCTTGAACAATAAGGATAAGATTAAGGAACACCAATTGATGAAAAAAGGTGTCGTGTTGAAAAATGAAATTTAAACCAAAAAATTGAGGAAATTCAAAAATGATTTCTCATGCTCACAACAGTGAGCAAATGGAAGCAACAGGACTCGAACCTGTGACAGGTCGGTTATGAGCCGACTACTCTGACCAACTGAGTTATACTTCCACGGACTCCGTGAGGAATCCACCGTACTATATACATAACAAAACAATAAAAAAAGGATTAAAGTATTATAACATGAAAAAGTATCTCCGAAACAAACCACTCTCATTTAAAACTAAAAAAATCTTATAATGATTTATTCAACAACTTATTACTTGTTACATTTATATTGTATCATGGATTTTCGCCTTTTCAATACCCTCTTTTTTTACTCTGCGATTCTCCATTTATTAGATAAAATATTGCTGATCGTGTATTCAACCATCTGTGTATCCCTAATATCTAATAAGTCTCCTTTTTCTCCGTTGTCCTTGTCTCTGCACTGCATCATAATAGTTTCTTTTTCTGTATCCCAATACCAGTACCCACCCCATGTGGGTAACTTAACCTTTGCACCTGTTTTCATTGCTTCTAATGCTTCTGCAAACGTCATACCGATTTCATCTACAACTAGCTGTACTTTATAGCCATCTTTATGTACGATTCCGTGTTCTCCGTCTGCAATAGATGCAATCAGTTCTCCATCTTTTGTGATATTTAATTCTTCAAAAATTCTTCCATTAATTACCATTCTGTTCTCCTTAACATACTCTAATAATCTTGTTATTAACTCTCCTGCTGATTCTCTTTGCTGTAGACAGACTTACGTTCATAAGCTCTGCACATTTCTCTAGTGGTATATTCTTTGCCCGATACTCGAACAATGTTCTTTCAACATCTGTGAAGTTGCAATACGTACGGAACATATTTAGTTCGGGTACGGTAAAATCATATACTTTCAAAAGCAAACACCTCACTGTTTGTCGTGTGTTGTCAACGCATTTATCAGATCGTCTCTGGTTTTTTTTAGACCCTCGATGTTGTTTCCTGTGATCTTGTTCTCAATCAAATTAAACATGCTTTTCATGACTAGGTTCATATCATCACGTTGATTATTAATAGCACTGTAGTCACTATTTAGCTTTTGTTTAATTTCTTTAATATCTGTTTCTATAGAATCTATTCGATGTTTCAAATCGTCCGTAGGCTTCTTGTAATGCTTATAGGCAGTATATAAGACTCCTATCGCACTACCAATTGTTATAATCCACCCACAGGCTACCATAATTTTGTTTATAGTATCCATTATTTACCTCGTGCATTGTTGTATCGTGTCGCTGCACCTCGTGCTGAGGATGCTTGACTCCTGTTCCAGTCTGCCGTGTTTAGTCGTTCGTTCTGCTTCTTAAGATTGTTCTCTTCGCAGTAATCATTGTAGGCTTTGTTCTGCTTCTGCAATAGTGCCGCCTTTTTCTGATACTCCATGTCAAGATCGTGCTTTAAGGCTTCGTCCTTTGCATTATCCACAGCAGTTTTCATGCCGATTAACTGTCGTTTCGTCTTTCTAATACGTCTTTCAAGCTCTCTCTGTCGTTTCCGTTTCTCGTATTCTTTGCGATTCTCTTCGCTGTCGTAGTCCTCGAACGGATTGTTTATTCCATCCCCCGGACCGTGGGAGTGTCGGCAGTTTGCCCCATGGATTCCCTGCACATTCCCCATACCGCAGACACTAAACGGTGGGAATCTTGGGTCATTACCGCTTTTGCTGTAAAACTTGCCTTGCCACCAGTAATGATTGGTTAAGTTGTCTCCACCGTCTCCAATTCTTGCTCCTAAATGTGCAGACGTGAGAATTATATCCCAGTTCATCTCGTCCATGCGTGCATCCGTGATCTCTCCTGCCATCTGACTTACACCAGTGCGAACCGCTCTTGTAGTTGCTGTTTCTATGCTGTCTCTGTGTCCGCTAGGGTAGGTTACGTCTGCACCGCTGTTTATTATGTCGTTTACAGCTTCTTTAACCGCTTGTGTGTACCCTGTCGTACCGCTTGCAGTCTGTGTATATGCTTTATCCACTGCCTTAATGTAATTATCATGACAGGCGTTCGGCATCGTGCCAGTAAAGTTATACATCTCTCCCTTAGTCTTTTCATAATTCCTTTGCAACAGTCTCTGTAGATAAGGACTTTCCCCGAGTGGTGTTGGTTCAAGACCTGCTTTCTTGTAGATTGTATCATCCCATTCAAGAGCCTTGATTCCTGCTTCTTTCATAGTGCGTGCGATCTCTGCAATACTTATCTTTGTCGTTTGTGCTATCTCTGCCTGCACCGCTTGCAAGATATACCCTGCATCCTGCAATACATCCATCTGCCACTTGTCAATAGGAGTAAAAAGGTAATCTTCCCCACGTCCTAGCCTTATCATCATTCGCTCTATAATGACAGATACTATCTTGTTATGTAGTTCTTCTGCTTGCTTCTCTGCCTTTTCTGGCACATACCAGAGATAGGTAGGTGTTAACATAATCCCACCTGCCTATTCTTCTGGGTCTTTTACCATTAGTGCCGCATCTAGCATCTTCCCAACTACTGCCGCATCCGCAGGCTTGCCATCTTGCGATAATGTTTTGTCTGTTTCTGTACTGCCTGTAACTCCTTTTTTGCAGATGTTGTGCAACAGCTTTTCTTGTTTTGTAAATGGTTCGGGCAGTTTTACATCTTCGCCATTAAGGTATTCAAGGTATTTTTCAATCCTGTACTTTCCCATGCTTTCACTCCTCTCCGCTTGCACCGAATAAGTCTGGCTCTTTCGGTTGTGCTTCTTCTTCAAGTGCTTTTGCTTCTTCTTCACTGAATCCCTCAAATTTAACTAGATAGTACCAGAATGGAATCTTGTTGGAAGTAACATAGCTGTACCATCTCGCTCTATCTTCATCTTCGTTGTATGTAATGTCTCCAAAGTCATACACGGTTTCATACGGTCCTCTTGGTGCTAATTGATACAGATCAGCAAATATATTAAGTGCAGCTATTAAATCATCCATGCAGGCTTGTAATTTGTCTCTTACGTCCTTAACAAATTGTATCGTCCTCTGTTGCTCTGCTTCAACTCCTGTTGCTGTCTGGATGCCTGTCGTTTCGTTAAATACAAAGTATCCGTTGCTAAATCCGCATTTATATCCGATCTGAGACAACAGGGCATTGATTCCTGTCAATCGTGTATCTGTGTTGAGGCTTGGGTTTACCTCTTGATAAAATCCTTTAATGTCTGAGCTATTTACATTCTTGACGTACTCTGGAAGTCTTAACCGCTTCTTGCTTCTCTCAAATCCATCCTGTGTATTATTTACCCTTGTACCAGTCTCTAACAGCTTGTCGGAGTCTAGTAACAACATTCTTCGGCTATCGAATATCTCTGTTGTATTTCTGCTGTATGCAACATCTAAGTCTTTAAGTTCTTCTATCGCATCGTAGAAAATCGGCAGTCCTAAACTGCAATGTAAATCAACGTTGTTCGCCTGCGGTGTCCTTAAGACTGCATACAGACGTTGTCCGTTTAGGTTTGTAAGTCCTACATTTTCCAGTTCTCCCCTCCAAGGTGTCTCGTCTATGTCAATCGGTTTCCCTGTGTCGTTGGCATCCTTAGATGCATAGCAACGATTTGTTATCTGATACACGTCCTCGATGTACCTATGATACTCTAGTTTTGTGTAGTATGTCCTGCCATCACTGGAAATTTCACGGTGCACAAACACAATGCCTTGAATCTCTCCATTGCTTTCGTCTGTTACAATAAAGTTTTCTGGTGTGATCAAGTCCACACTTGCACCGTTAGGCTTTAATACAACTGTACCGTATGCACAGCCATATTCTACGTGATGTCGTACCTGTTCCAGTTCTTTGTCTATCTGCTCCTGCAACCAATTAGCTCTCGCGCTGCCATCTATCTCTATGCCTATTGCAAGTGTAGCAAGACGTGCTGTCTCCGAACACACCGCTTTTGCAAAGTTGATAGTCTTGATATGCTCGTCCTTGTCTAACCAGTACGGACTGCCCTTATAGATGTATGCACATTTTTCTATAGCTCTCTGCATTTCTGGACTGGTAACAGTATCAATCTTAAATTCGTCTCTTGCCTTTTGTCTAAAAAGGTTACTTAATATCTCTTTCATTCTGCTAAATATACCCATTTATGCGTTCTCCCCTCTCCTCATAATCACTCTGTTGTATGCGTATCTCAACGAATCAATAGCATGATTGTCTCTGTCGGGGTATCCGCTTATTATATTACCGTCTTTGTCTCTATCATACTCATACGTTGTAATTTCTTTGTATGTGTATGGTGTTCTCCGTGGGTCAATCACAATCTTCCTACGTTGTAGCCATTTCATGCCGTATTCAACTGACCCTGGGCCTTTAACTGCTGCCTGTGCCACAAGACCTAAGTTTCTATAGTCCTCTACAGATTTAGGCTCTGCACTATCACAAATGATTGCATAATCGTTATAGCCTTTTTTCTTTATCCAGTCGGCTGTCTGCTCATTCGATCGCTTATTTACGCAATGCTCATCTATTAAATAGATCGTTTCCCTTGCCGCATCGTAGTATGTCCTCGTAAATGCGTACTTATCTGGATACCATCCCCAGTCAACGCCTTGATATATGCGGTCCATCTGTGATATTTCTTTGTCTGTAATTTCTCTTACTTCTACATATTCAAATACTGCCCCACCGTTACCGTTAGCAATGCCCATGTATTCATGCTCGTATGCCTCTGGTCTAATTTCTTTTAGGTGTTCCGCCTCGTCAATAAACGGCTGTCCTAGCCACTCTTTCGGCACGTCCAGATATGTACTTCTTGTAATGAGCCTGTTTTCCTTTGGCTCTTGCAAATATTGATTTGCCCAGTTGTTAGCACTCTTCGGTGGGTTAAAACTCTTAAATATCCATGCTAAATCTCCACCACGAATAGCGGACTGCTCTATATTTCGTATCTCTTCTGGTCCTGCGAACTGGTCTAATTCCTCAAACCACACAATCGCTATGTATCCAAAATCTGGTGCTATCGACTTTATTTTTTCTTTATCGTCAGCACCACGAAAGAATATCTTCTGTCCTGTGTCTCTCATTGTAATTTCATAAGGCGAGCTTGTGTATTTATAGTCTTTTTCCGAGAACTCCTGCTTTGTTATTGCCCATTTGGTTTTAGCAAATACAGAATCCTTTACAGTGTTATATACTTTTCTTACAACAAGACAATGTATGTCATGATTGTTTCTCATTAACTCTGTAATGATGTTTGGGATTGTTGAGGATTTACCAGAACCACGTCCTCCCGGCAATACATATTCCGTATGCCTATGGTTTCGTACATCTCTAATCATCGGATGAAACACATCGGGAATTATATCAAGGTCCATGTGATATGTCTTATTCTTTAATGCTTCTTCTCTCGCTTTCTTCTCTTCCTCTTCCTTTGCCTGCACCGTTAAAGCCTTTTCTAAGTCGTTCATTGCTTTTAGCTGATCTGGAAAGTCTGGGGTGAATCCAAAAGAATCTTGCAACGCACCAGTGGCGATCATTGATCGTCTTCGCTGTATGTCTGCAAGACTCATAATATCAAACCCTTTTTCTTTGTCTAAGTCGGCTTGTAGTTTAGCAATATATTCCTTTACTCCACGTTTTTCCAAGATATTCTTTCTTGCATTCTTTGCTGTTGCTTGCGAATATCCCGCATCTATTGCCGCTTGATAATCATTCCCACCGTTTTCTATCCATGCATGAGCAAATGTTCTTTGCTTCTGTGTAAGTTCATCCCGCATTTATTTGCCCATTCCTTTCTCTTATACTTGCCCATATGTCAGACAAACATTTAATTATGTCCACCTGTGAAGCGGTTCTTAGTATCTCGTACCGTGTATCTCTCCAACCTTTTCTTGTGTTCTCATATGCTTTTATAGACAGGATGTACATTGTTATCATTCGTTTCTGGTCCTCTGAATAGAATTGTGTTGTGTCCAAACTTATTACAAATCCATTTGATACTATTGCTTTTTGTAGTTTTCTCATAATTCTATTTAGATTCATCTTTTCACATCCTCTCTGTTATTATCTCTCATATGCCTTTGTTGTCGGTCTTGCTGTCTTGTAATCATCACATACAGTCAAGTATCTGTCTCTTATCAGTCTCTTGCCATTATCCTTAGTGCAGTACATAATCCCTCTGTCATATAGTGTATTCTTGCATCCTGCACAGCACAGGCTTTTATCTTCCATCCTGCACCTCTTTCTGGTACTTACTGCATACGCACATATGACTACACTTAATATTTACTAGGACAACTTCTGTCTTGTTGTCGGGGATAGCTCTTCTCTTTGTCTCCGTCACAATATCACAGTGTACGCAATCGTTACAGCAATTCTTTAGTTTGTTATTAATCAAAAAAGACACCTCCCAACTATGGTTATTATCTAATATAATTATACCATAGTAGGAAGTGCCTTTGTTTACACTCTTTTTATTCTCGATCTGGTTCCCAAGTGGTCCCGAATTTTTTCTTATGTGCCTCGGCGTACTTGTCAAAAAATTCTTGATCAGACGAAAGGCTCAATTCATACGCTACATTTTCTCTTAAATCTACATCCATTAATTTTAGTGCTTCGTCAAAATTTACTTCTTTCCCGTACTGGTTTTTTACATTCATCCGCGTACCTCCTTTATTATCCTTTACATACTCTTTATGCTCTTCTAAAAATTTCCCGAACATTTCTTTTTCGGCTTTCTCTCTTGCTTCTCTTGCATCTTCTTTATTTGCGTATCTTCCTAAGTAGTATGTTTTACCTTTAAATTCTATCTGTGCCACCCATTTATTTCTATTTTTGTCCCAATATACTCCCTTTATTCCAGAAGTATTTGTTTTAGGTTTTTTCATCGTAATGCTTCTGATACTTGTCCCATCAATACACTGTTTCTTTGATTCTTTTGCAAGTCTTTTACCTTGTTCTATCTCATGCGGTTTTCTTAGGCATCCGCAATCTTTTCCGTTTTTTATAGTTTCAGCTCGTGTTGTGTATATTTTACCACAGGCAGGGCAGACAACTTTTACTATCGTTCTTTTGTTTTCTCTGTAGACTTCTAATATTTTAAATCCGTTGACTGTCTTTCCCTGCATTTCCAACCATTTTTTTCTCATATTAGAACTCCTGCACATCTTTAACGACTAAACAGAAAGCTTCTTCTGCTTCGTCCTCTCCATTATCTGTTGTGATCTCGAAGAAAATCTGCACTTCACACTCGTTAGAGTCTGTAGCTGTATACACTACATTTCCCTCCTGTTTGATGTCTGCTGTTACTCCATCATCAAATACACTGTAGTATCCAGATTCCATCATGAAGTTATCTAAATCTGTGAAGCTCATTTCCTCGTTTAATAATTCTTTTTTGATTTCTTCTGCGTTTAATTTTTTCATAACTCATATCTCCTTTTCTTTATTTGCTTATCTCCTTTAACTGTCTTTATCTTACCACATCTTTATCCCTTTGTAAAGTGATATTTATAATTCTTTTAATTTTTTTTCGTCCTCTTTATCTCTTACATATTCTAATAGTTGCCCCGGTTGCATTTCTAAGATGTTACATACAGCATTTAAAGCCTTTAGCGTTATAGCTGTATCCTCGTTTTTTATCTTGTTTAACGTGTTTTGACTAAGTAAATTAGTAGTTTTAGCTTTATATGTAGTAAATCCTTTTCTTTTCAGTGCATCGTATACATCAATTTTGTACTTTAACATTTTTCATTACCTCCTATTTACTACATTATATATTATATAGTCTTTCCACGTCAAGAGAAATATTATCATAAAAAGTGACATTTTCTATTGACATAGCTATTGACCGTATTTATCATAGTATGTATAATTTATTAAAAGGGAGGAGTGGTTATTGTGGCTTTAAGAGAATGCGTTGTGTGTGGAAAGACTTTTGATGGGGCACCAAGTGCAAAATATTGCTCCGAAGAATGCAAAAACGCACCACGATATACAAATGAATTTAATGGAGAAAAGTGGGGAAAATTAACTATCATAGATGCTTATAGAAAAAAAGGAAGAGTTTTTGCCATTTGCAAATGTGAATGTGGAAATACAAAAACTGTAAGATACGATGCTCTAATATCTGGTCGAACTCAATCTTGCGGATGTTTTGCCGAAGCTAATTACTATAAACCATTTGACCTCACTGGTAAAATTAACGATTATGGTTGCAAAGCAATTAAGCAAATAAGAGTTGGAAATCGGTATAAATGGGAGTGTGAATGTTCTTGTGGAAAGCATTACCTAGTTCCTGCCGGACTGTTTTACAAACAAATGTCTTGTGGTTGCTCACATCAAAGAAGTGCCAGGGAAAACCTCAAAAAGGCTGCGGAAACATGTGAACAAGGATATATAGAAAATACATCCATTATATCAATCAAACCTAGAAAAATGTTACGGAATAACACATCTGGAGTTCGTGGTGTTAGTTGGGACAAAAATCGGCGAAAATGGGCTGCTACAATAGTATTTAAAGGTAAAACATACCATTTAGGAAGATACCATAATATAGAAGATGCAGCCGCAGTAAGAAAAGAAGCCGAAGATGCTCTCTTTGGAGATTTTCTTAAATGGTTTCAAGAAGTGTATCCAGAACGATGGGAAAAATTCAATAAAAAGGCAAAAAAAGAAGAAGCAGAGGATTAAACTCCTGCTTCTTCTTTTACATTCTTTAAATTATCTTTTAACATCTGCACACACTCATTAAATCCGTCACGTTTACCGCATAGATACATATTGTGACCGCTGTAATCGTCCATAGGCGGTATTAATGTACATAGGGTATATAAGTCTTGCTTATTCATTTTAAACTCCTTTAAATCCTGCAATTATCGCACAAAATATAGTTGATAACACACATACATAAGATGATAACATTGCAATTTTTAAAACTTTTTGTGTATTTTTATCATTTTTAAATTCCTGTAATGTACGATTTACTACCAGATCAACACAAAAAATTAATAAATATATAGCCGTTGTTGCTCCACATAGTCCCAGTGATGTTTCTGCAATACCATACATCACTATAAATAATATATTGCTCACTTTTTAGCCATCCTTTCTAGCATTTCGCAGGTACACGTTAGTTTATTAACCTGTTGACACTTCTCTAAATACATCTTGTCCATTTCTTTTATGTCCTGCGGTGTCAATCCTGTTTCTTTGTACTCAAGAAGTTCTTTCAATGCCTTAGTTGATACCGCTTCACTTCCTACAAACATTTTTGATAATCGTATCTGATTTTTGATAACGTCTATTGATAACCCTGTCACTTTCTTCCCCTCCTGTTCCTGTTTAAAGCATTTCTTTTCATAAATTTTTCTTTTGATAACGACTTATAATAAGGATTTTTCCTTTTGATAACGTTCTTCTCTTCCTTGCAATCGTCTTGAAACTGTTTATAGCCGTCACATAGGGTATGGCAATTATAAGCTCTTCCTGTGGCTTCTGTACACCCATAGCACGGATTATCTTTCCCTCTCATAATAACGCCCCCACTTTATACATCTTCTGGACTTCTGTTATTTGCTTTGATAACGTCAAATCCATCTGGATAACGTTTCTCTAATTTTTCAATGTTCATTTGCATAATTTCATCCAACGACCAATTAAATGATTCACAAATCATAGCAACATACCACATTACATCCCCAAGTTCTTTTTTTGCGTGTTCCTCGTCAAAACTACTTTCATGGAATATCCATTTTTTAACCATGTCAGTAAGTTCTCCAACTTCTCCAGATAATCCGAATAAGCCGTTAATAATTCCACCCAAGTCAATCCCTGTGTCTGGTACGTTGTCCTCTACTCCCTGTTCTAAATTATCTGCCATATTCATTATTCTTTCTGTTCCTAATCCGTCGTTAGTTCGCATTGCCTTTACTTGATATTCTTTACCGTTCATTTATAACACTCCTTTATAGCTTGATAACCCTTTGTCCTCTGTCATATTGACTAAGTATCTTGTCTAATGCATCTTCTGCTTTTTTTTGTGTTTTGAATGATTGTATTATGTAAATAAATCCATTCATTAACTCACATTCTACATTTTTTTCACTTGCCCGAATTTCAAGAACATTATCAAGGTTTATAATCTCTCTATCTTTTGTCATTATTAACACTTAAGTCCTCACTTTCTCCCCAGTCTAACCGGTTCCCACACTCACAAACTTCTGTCCATTCCGCTACATAGCTTTTACATTTAGGACATCTGTATAACGCCACGTCTTTTCCTTTAAGGCTTTTGTGCCGTTCTCTTATCGGCAAACTGTGTAATATCTCTCCCATGTGTTCATAATCTTCTAACGTCATTGTGATCGTATCTCTTGCTTTAGCGGACTGGCAGAAGCCACTGCCTACCAGTCCTAAGAAAACACCTATGATAACAAGTAAGATTTTTAGTATCATTCTTTCATCTCCACTTCTTTATAGATATTCACTACGGTATCACTGACAACATTATCTTTTGTTAATTCAACCTTATATCCTTTATCTGTAATGTTTTTCACAAACTCTTTAAGCGGTAGCACATCTTTCATTGCATCTGGATAATATATTTTTGTTGCTTTTTTTAAAACTTTTACCTGCTCCACTTTCTCTCCTACCTCACACGTATTTTGTGTTTCTTGGTTAATTTGAATCGTCTCAGTAATCCTTTCTATACACGATTTCAATTCATCTTCTGACATTCTTGAAAAATCTTTTCTTTTACAATTATGTACAAACTCACATGAACTGTCACATATATTTTTGTTGCAATAATCTTCTAACGTATCTATCATCTGTTCTCTTGTCATTCCTTTACCTCCACTTTGATTCCATACAAAAATTCATAATATTCTTGTAACCCCTCGTTACTTAACCATTCAAACGGCATCCTTTTTACACATTTTTTATAACATTTGCATTCTTTGCATGGTGTGCCAACAGGGTCGCAGTAAGCAACTATAGCTTTTTCCACTTCACTTCTTGTCATTTTTTTAGGTTCATATCGTTCCATAGTAATCTTCATATCAACTTCTCCAACGATACGTCCTGCTTTTTCGTCTTTTATATATGCCTTTTCTCTGTCGAAACTTACGCTTAATTGCATAGCAGGAATATTTGACTCTTTTATGCAATTATATAAGTGGCTTTGAAATCTCTGTGTTATTATTTCATTTATTGTTATTGTTTCATTTTTAGTCATTCTCCCACCTCTAAATCTTTTGCAAGCTTAAATCCTGTTCTTCCAACATTTCTAAGATTTTCTTTAATTAGCGTCTTTTTCGGTGTCCTGTTTCTCTCGTACCAGTTCCAGTCGTTGTCCTCTCTTGCTTTTTTCTTTGTTTCATAACTTTTCTCATACTGATATTCTTCTTTTGCCATCTCTAGGCAAGCAATCATGTAATCTATTTGTTTGATAACGTCCATATTCTTTCTCCTTTACCACATAAGTTGTCCGTTTTCTGCTACCTTAAATTCTCTTTGCCCTGCAACATTCTTATCTTCTATCCACCACAGGAATACTTCTTCTCCAGATTCCCACTGTGTAGGGAGATTCTTTGCTTTTCTTACTTCTAACATCCTGTCAAATGCTCTGATATAATTTAGCTTGAATGTTGGAAAATCGTAAAATTCCTTTAATTTTCCTTTTCTGCCTGCCATTGGGCAACCGATGCATCCAACTCTTTTATATCCGCATTGGTACAATTCATTAGTGCATATATGCTCTTGGTCTATGTAGTTCCATATATCTTCCTCTTTCCAATCAACAATTGGATTTACAACCATCTTGTGCTTCTGCATGCACAATTCAGTGATTCTTCTTTTAGAATTGTTGTCATTGTTGAGCATTACAGAATCATCAAACAATTCCTTTGTTTTAACTGATGCCCCTATCTTTTCAAATTCTGATCGTGTGTGTTTCCTTTTTGTGCTTTCATCCCATCTAACACCTGTTGCCACGTATCTTCCCATGCCTGCTGTTTCTTTTAATTCTTTACAACAATATCTTACTAGCCGTGTAGGTGGCATAAGTTTCTTAGGAATGAGATTCCACATTGTGATTCTGGTTCCATCTGGATTCCTTGGATAGTTAATACTACACTTTATCCCCCCTCTTCCAATTTTTTGAAATTGTCACGGACGTGCCACACTGTTTGTGATGCATCCGCTGTGGTGTGACTGTGCTGTACTTCAAAAGGAACTCCAGAACGTTTGAATAGCTCTAATAATACATCTGAATCCTTACCACCGCTGTATGTACAGATAAGTGGTTGTTTGTAATACTCAAGACTCATTTCTGATGCTGTTTTGATTCTTTCTATTGCTTTTTGTTCTAAGTCCATTGATACTCCTTTACTTCATCATGCTTCTGTACGGTTCAAAGAAATCTTCTTTTCTTAACTCCATTTCACATTTAAGACAAATGAATTTGCTTTGTATTTTCATATCTGAATTTATTTGTATATACTCTCTTCCAACGTCTTCATTGAATAACCAATTATTACAATATTTACATCTTGCTACTGGCATTTTTCTTTTACCCCACATCTTTGATATTAAGTTCTGCTGTCGCAGGTATAAATCTCATGTATCCTGCATCTCTTATAATCTCGTTTTCTGTTAAATCCACGATTTGTTTCTTTTCTTTTTCTGATTTAACTACAAGATAATAATGTTCATCTCTCGCACCCATACACACCTCTCCAATCTTGAAATGACTTAATGTGTATGTTTTAATACTTGGTGTTTTTGCATTAATCTTCATTCCTCTCCCTCACTTTCTACCCCAAAGATGTACTTGAGGATTCTTTTTCTTCCTATTGTTTCGATCGCATCAGCCAAAACATCTCTTGATGTAAACATAACTGCACCCTGTATTTTTGCTGTAGCCCATGTATCACAAAGAAGTCTTTTCTCATCTTCTTCATATCGAATTAAATAACGACGATTGGTAGATGCTGTGCCATTGTGTTCCCTTGCATATCTTTCGATTTCAACTTCTACTTTCTTTTTTTCTCTGGCAAGCCACGCTGACTCTTCTGTGAAAAAGACGTTTCCTAATTCCCATCTTCCTTTATCAAAAGAATCATTCGTCCACCTGCTTTGTTTAACAGCTCCATCATTACTAATACAAAAATATTCTTCTGATTGTCGTGGTTTCTTTACCTTTACATCCTGTTTCTTGTCTGGTTCTTCTCCATTCATTTTCTTTAAAAGTCTGTAAAAATCCTGCTGTTCTGTTTCTGTAAGGTTATTAATATTCATTTTTCCAACTCCTTTGATATTCCAAATATTTTTTTAATGCCACTTCAAGGTCGTTATCCTTTAAATACCAATTATCAATCGAGATCACGTTTGTTAACTTGTTATATATTAATCCGCTTCTTTTTGAAGTTCCCTCTAATTCAATTTTAAGTTGGATGATAGTATCATGTTCCTTTCCAATAGTTTCAATGTCTAAAACATTGTTTGCTGTCACATTGTTAAGACACCGCATAACGTTTTTTAAAAGTTCTTCTGCACCCTCTGCTTCTTCCCACTGTGGTTTAAAAAAATATCTAATTGTTTTTTCATATCGTTCCGTATACTCAATGATAAAACAATCATCTAATTTTCTTAATTTGTCTGATTTTACAAACTGTTTTGTTATTTTATTATAAATTTTCATTTCTGCTCCTTTCCTGTCCATTCTCTCCCCTGCCGTTAATAGCAGGGGAAATCATGACTTATACAATAGCTATATTGTACTTATGCGTTGCTAGGATTCTTTTATTTAGTTGTCGTGTGGTATACAAAAATCCTGTGCAACAAGCCTTTTCTGGCTTGAGTCTCTGCCTAATAAAAAATGAAAAATGGAAGAATCTGAAAATACAAAAAAACATTATTTACAGTTACTTAGGCAGAGAATCAAACCAGAAAAGTATTATTTAGTTTTTATTTCCAGTAGACAGCACTGGATGTAACATGAATACCTCTAGGTTTTCTTTTGTTACGTTGCTGTTCTGCTTCAATTTCTTTTCTTACTTCATTCCCAAATTTTTCTGTCCAAAATGTAATCAAATACTCTGGAATCTTAAACATTTGTGAGCAAGATTTTGACGTATTGTTTTTTGTCAGTCTTGTCTTTACTACCATTTTTATGTATTCACGAGAATATGGGGCGTTTTCTTCTTTGTTTTCATCTAAGTTCTGTTTTTTCCATTTAAAGAGGGTGGATGAATCAATGCCGTATTCTTTCGCAACGCTCTTTACCTCATGTCTTGCGTTACTTTCCGCAACAACTTTTCTTTTAAATTCTGTTGTGAATTTCTTATACCCCATCTTTTTCCACCACCTTTCTGTAGATTGCCACGTTTCTGTCTGTTAGGCTGTCGTGTCGTTTACCGCATACCTCAATACGTCCGTCCTGCACTAACTCCGTTAGCCGTGGTTGTACCTGCTGCCTTGTCGGTTCTAAGACTTTTTTGTGCTTATATAACACCGTTGCGATCTCTCGTGCTGTCATAGCTTCGTATTCAAGCTGTTCAAGAATTAAGATATGTATTGCTTCTTTATTAATCTTTTTGTGGGATTCTCTTCTGGTCTGCTTGGTAATTGAATGGCTTCTAAGTGCTGTTTCATTACCAAAAAAACTCATTTGATACATTTTCCATCACTCCTTTTTCCTTACTCTAATTGCTTATGTAGTAACTGCATTTCTAAATCGTCAAAGTCATAGTCTCTCTCGCAGGATAAAACACTTGCAGGATTCCGCTGTAACTTCGGTTCTGGTGGTTTCTCGTAGTTCTCGTCCAGATAATCCACGTAACCACTGTTAAAGAATGTCGAGCCGTTCTGTGGCTTTCTCCACGAAGCATCCTTTTCTAATCCATCCAGATACCGTTTCAATGCCCTCTGTATGTGTTCCTCTCCTATCTGGTACAACACTTTTTTCTTAGTATCGGATACCTGCCCTTTTCCTTTTTTGTTTGGATACTTTTTCCAGAGTCTTTCAAAACATTCATTGATTGCTTTTTTGTTTGACTTCTCGCAATTTTCTTTTAATTTCTCGCAAGTTTCCTTTACTTTTTCCTCTGTTTGTTCCATTTTTCGTTCCACTGTTTGTTCCATTTTTGTTCCATTTTCAACCACCGTGTTTTCGTCGGTAGTTGTTTCTGCAACTTGTCCACAATCTATGTACTTCTGATACTCATTTATTGTGTATATCGTGTATTTATTTGTGCTTTTTGTGGATATGTACCCAGTATCTTTTAGTTTCTTTAGTGCTGTTCGGACCTGCGATTCTGTCAATCCTGTCTCTGCACTGATTCTTGCTATAGAAGAAACAAATTGTCCTGCCTTGATTTCTTTTCCGCAGTACCGTTTATCCTCTAAATTTGTATGTAGTAGGCAATGATAAAACAATCTAAATACATTTGTGTTTTCATACCATTCCCAGTCTGTATTTATGTTTATTTGCATCATTGCCCTCCTGCTTAATATTTGTCTCCGTCTTCGTAGATTGTTATCTCGATTCTTGGATTCTTTGCATCGACCTTTATCCAGTTAACGATACCCTCTACCTGTTTCTGACCATCGTTTGGGAACACTCCTGTTTCTACCAAGCTATCTAATATGTACTTAATAGCCGAAAAGACATTGTCTGGATCACGTCTTTTATTCTTTTCATACCACTTAATTTCCAGAATCACTGGAAATTTTATGTGTTTTTTCTTTAGCCATTGTGGTATGTATGCCTTGCAAATTTTTTGATTGTTTTTTTTGCATCTGGCACCTTTGTATGGATTGGTCCTGTTTGCATAAATAAAAGTGTTAAGTCCGTCAAGTCTTCCTTGGATTGTGTATGTTACAGCCATGATTTCCCAAACTCCTTTCTGAACTCTTCCCTGCTACCGATATGCTCTTCATAATATGTTTGAGCAATCGTCTTAAGCTTTGTATCTATGTCTCCATTTTTTCTGTTAAAATGTACACCGTTCGGATGAAAGTCTGGTCTTAGTGGTACGACAAATCCATATTTTTCACTTTTCTTCCTATTAGAACCACCGAAAATATGATGTCTTTCCACTATGTAAGAACCTGTGTAAATGCAACAGTCCATATTTTCTGTAAATACACTAGTTAGCTTTTTCAAGTTTTACTCTCCACCTTTCTTCCATTTCTTTTATCTCCTGCGGTGTTGCTGTCTCAATTCCAAGCTCTTTTGCTTCTGCAACAGTTCCTTTTATCAGTTCAGACATTTCCTTTGTGTCGTAGGTATGGCTCCCACGCATTACCAGATTGATTCTGAACAACTTACCTGCCTTATTGGTAGTTGTACTGGCTGTCGGTTGTAGGTGGCAAAATTCAAGGTCGTACACTTCTATATCGTTATCCAACGGAAGTGATACAAGAGAACCATTTATAATCTCATGCTGTCCGTACTATGCTATGAGTTTGTTCTTTATATATACCTTGCTGTTATCCGTTACTTCTGCAATCTTCCCAACCAGTACATGAAAGTATGCATTGGCATCTAAACTCCTGCCCTCACGGTACTGAACAACCTTAAGCCGGCATTCTTTATCTTTCAGTCGGTCATATTCCCCTCGTATGTCTTTTTCACACACAAGGGAAATAACCTGCTTACCAGATTCAAAATCAATGGATATATCATGGATTTTGGCTTTAGTTTCCATCTAATCAGCTCCAAATCTTTCTTACGTTAGCCTTGTCTTTATTAGAGACTATATATTGGTATTCTCCCTCGGTAATTTCTGAAATATCTTTATGATGATAAGATGCAAGAATCTTGTTAATATCAAATGCCATTTCATCACACAGACTCAAAAGTGTGTCCTGTTTGATTTTTGAAATCTTCATACCTCTGATTGCTTCTGCGTTGTTATCATCTGTCTGCTTGTCCGCCCTTGCTTTGCGTTCTTTTTGATTTTCGTCCGTATCAGCATCTTTTGTATCATCCAGTAAAAAGATTCCATTTAAGGCATACTTGCGTGCATAAGATGATGCTGTACCTGTTATTTGAGAATCATCCATTCCCTTTTTATTAAGTGCTTCTCTTGCAAGTGCTGTTGTTACTACACTTGCTTCTGTTTCGATGTCCTGCACCTTTACCGTTGCTTTTACATAGACACGATCGCCAACGGCTATTACATCGTCCGTTATGTACATTGCAAGCTTCTGTTCTTCCAGAAGTGGTTTCACAGCTTCTAAGATTCCCTCTGCGTTGCGGTACATATACCCACCGAATGAGTTTCTTAGATTTTTTGGTGCTTTCAATGTTGTCTGAATCTTCATCATCTTTTCATGTATTGTCATGTTATCTATCTCCCCTCTGGTTCATATTCTCCGTTATACGGAATGACGTTTCCCTGCTCGTCACACTCTTTCACACTGCATACATCATCAAAACGAGCTTCTTTTAGTTCCTCTAATTCCTTTTTGAATTTTGGATTTCCTGTAAACACGTCCCACATATACTCTAATAGCCATGTTTTATCCTCTTCGTTGTTTCTTGCCTGCTTCCAGATATATTCTGTTGCATCTTCTTCTGGGATTACTGTTCCGTATTCGTTTGTGTATCCTGTTACGATCATTCCTGCTCACTCCCTGCTTCTCTTAGAATCTCTTCTACATCAAATTCCTTTTCCTGTGGTTCTTGTGTTTCTTCTTCCTCATTTCCTGTGATCGTGCGTAACAGCTCTCCTACACTTGTTATACACGCAATGTTTTCCAGTGCCGTTGTAAAACTAGGATGTTCCTGTATTCTTTCATCACTACATTGATTCATACTGTCACTTAACTCTTCTTTGTTAGCTTCCCATTCTTCTCTGCCTGCGAAAAGTTTTGTAATCATTCTGCTATAGAAGTCTGTCATTGCTGTTGCGATATTTCTATCTGCTTCTTTGTTTTCTTCTTTTGTAAACATCGGGTTGTTAGTTGATTTAATTGCATCAATGATAATATTTTTAACTGCATCTTTGAACTCTTTTTTTGTAATAATCATTGTCACATTCTCCTTTTCCTGTTATAATCGGTTTATATGTATTTATACAAAATTACATTTTTTCAAACTGTTAAGCACTTTAGACCTGCACGTCTGGGTGCTTTTTTTATTTCCATCCTTTACGCTCCATTTCGATTTCTGCCAGACCTGCGATTGTACAGACTGCCATGAATACAAACGGTGTGATTCCTAGACCTGTTAAAGCAAGTCCTAAAACCATAATTGCTGTCCCTGTTCTCATATCATTTCTCCTCTCAATGCTCTGTTTTCTTCTCTTTGTTTCCTTGCTCTCCATTTTTCAAACAACTCAGTGTCAAAGAAGATTGGGGAATTTTTCTTAGCACCTTTTTGTGCAAAGTCTTGTCCACGTTCCCGATAAGCTTCATCCAGAAACGACCTCGGAAACCCCATCTTAACAAGTTCTCCCATCTTCATGACTGCTTTCGGGTATTCCATCTTTACTCCTTTCTCTTACTTTCCTGCTACTGTATCAATGTACTGTCTGATTTTTTCCATCGAATTTAACTTTCTGCCGTTAACTCTGACGACTGCGTCCGCCTGTTGTGCTATTGCTTTAGCGGTTTTTCTTCCAACCCCTAACACACAACGTAACTCTTCATCCGTTACTAGCAATCTGTTTTTTAGTACTTCTGTATCATTGCTTGCATACTTTGTTTTTTCCAACTTTGCCTCACTTTCTCCGCTTCTTCCTGCGGTAGTATCCTCTTTTCTTCATTCCTGCCTGTCTGAACGCTACTTTCTTGTATTTTCCGTTCTTCTTGGCTTTAATTCTTTGTCCCATTCTTTAAGTCTCCATCAATATCGGTGTGATAGTTGTTAACTCCGCTTCCGTCCTGCTGAACGTATTCATATGAGTTAAACACATATATCCACACTGTATTTGTCGTAACCAACGCAATGAAAGTGATTAACCATATTGCAAGCCATCTTTTGGCTGTCCGTTTGCTTTGTTCGATTACTTCTGTTGCAAAGTATTCTTCTAAGTCTTTCCACTGCTTTGGGTTTGTCTTTTCTTCCATAAGTCCTGCACCTCTTTCTTGCGGTTCTTGGAAGATTGTGTTATAATCTTCTTGTTTCCGCTAGGCTAGTTAGTGGTTACATTCGCCCTGTGTGGTAGTTCCAGTACCGCATGGGGCATTTTTATTTCTTTCGTGCTTCTCTTCTCTTTTTACTTCTGTAGTTGTCGATTAATACAGCTATAATTTCAAATGCAATTACTCCTACAGCTCCTACAAATATTCCTAATTGAAATGGTGGAATATACATTTCTGTACTCCTTTCTGTGTTATAATCTCCTTAGGAGGTATACTATGTCTAAAAATCCTTTACCGCATCTTGATAAACCAGATGAAGAAACCATTGACAAAATGAAATCTTCTGACTATTCCAAAAATCAAAAGGTTCAAGATGAAATTTTAAAATTTTTAGAAAATGATAAACAGCTTATCAAAGCAATTCGTAAAGAATGGTTATGGACTAAAGGTATGGTCCTTATCAATACTGCTTTAGCTTTTATTTCTGTTGTCATTGCTTTTATTTCGCTATTAGTAGATATACATAAATAGCAAGCATTACTATCATCAAAATCAATGTAGCAAGCTTTATGAAGAAGAGAGTTCTTAAAAACATTAAGTCTCTCTTTTTTTGTTTTCTCGTTCTGCCGTAATTTAGGTAATAGAACAAATCATCAAAATTCATATACACCCTCTTTTCTGCTATCTTCTAAGCTTCTTTCCTGTGTTGTTCATGCTGTCCTTGATAGCTTTCTCATTTTCTTTTTCTTCACTGCTTGTCCTCATCTCCTATCAACTCATCAACGGTAACCTCTAAGATATTTGCTACCTTTTTCAAATTTGCAACACTCGGTACACTGTCATTCCATTTAGAAATTAAACCATTCCCAAGTTCTGCTTTTTTCTCAACGTAGGTAATTGACATACCTTTTTCTTCGCAAATCTTTTTAATTTTGTCATAAATATACAATTCCTTGCTCTCCTTTCTTTATTTCTTAGAAAATATTCAGTATTTCCATTGACTTTTTGCAGAAAATATTCTAATATTAAATTACCACATAAAATACAGATTTTTTTCTGTGATCGCTTTCTGTTTTTACTGAAAGTTTTCTGTGCTATGCTTTTACTATACAGAAAACTTTCTAGTTTGTCAAGCGTTTTTACAGAAAAAGTTCTGTAATTTTTAGAAAGGAGATTCTATGACTATTTATGAGCGAATTGAAAGCCTTAGGAAGTCAAAAGGATTATCACAAGGAAAGCTTGAAAAACAACTAGGTTTTTCTAATGGTTCAATTTCAAAATGGAAAAACAGTACCCCAAAAGTTGAGAGATTGCAAAAGCTCGCTGACTTCTTCGGTGTGTCTGTTGAGTACCTCATGACAGGAAAGGAGGAGGATAAAAAAGAAAAAGATAACAGTGTAATAGACATCAAAGACGAACTGGAGAGAATGAGAGATTTACTTAAAAACAGGACTAGACACCTTATCTATTACGATGGGGAAAAACTTGACGATGAATCTCTTGATGCGATATTAGCTCAGTATGAAATGTCACTTATATATCTTAAACAGAAAAATAAGTGAAGAAAGGATATGAATGTATGAATCATAATCAAATTAAATCTATTGTATACAATTTGATTAAAAAATACGAAACCAGAAACCCCGTTAGACTTGCAAAAGAATTAGACATAATCATCCAGATCGGGGACTTAAAAAAAATATCTGGTTGCTATTTAAAGATTCACGAAAGAGATTTTATTTACATAAACGAAAAATTATTAGAAAACGAAAAAAAGTATTACGAAGTATTAGCTCATGAGTTAGGTCATGCAGTCCTGCACAAAGAAGATTTTTATTTCTTCTCATTCGGCAAGAACTGTTATGAGAACTCTATCGAACAAGAAGCACAGACATTTGCTTCTGAACTTTTGATACCAGACGAAGTGATACTTGAACACAAAGATTATACAAAAGAGCAACTTGCAATGCTGACAGGATACACCCCTCAGCTAATTGCATTCAAACAGCTCTAATGTTTTTCTTTTTTTGTT